TTCCTGTCCGGCTCCTGCCATAACGGGCAGCGGTACGGCAGGATACACAGGAAAGGCGGGGTCCGGCTCCAGTTGCGGGGTTAACATTTCCACATCCACGGCATAGCGCGGGCGAAAGCGTTCGCACGTTGCGCCGGTTTGCGGGGCATCCGCCACGGCCAGCACGCGACCGTATCTGTCCAGATGCAGCCCGCCGGAAAGCTCCGGAAACAGCTTGAGCACCGCGGCCTTTATTACTGCCTGCATGTTACCTCCATCTGATGGCCGAAAAAGCGCACTGCCTGCACGCGCCGCCCGTTAAGCACTGCACCGGGGCGCATGGCCGGAACGGCAGGCATAACCTGCCCGCCGTTTGCTCCGGCCTGGCCGAAGGTTTCCTCCGGCACGTGTGCCGCCAGCGCGGGCCAGCGCGAATCCTGCCACGAACCGGCAAATATCTGCCCGTCACCCTGTGTCTGCCACATGTATTCTGCAATGCCGAAGACGGCCCCCAGCGAATCCAGCGCCTGATAGCCCGTACCCAGTGCGCCGAAATACGGCACCCGAACCGATGCATAGGGGCGCGGCGGCGTGATGAACGATAGCCCCGTGCGGGCTGCATACGCCGCCAGCACATCCTGCAGGGTGGGGTGACGCAGCGCCACGGGCAGAATGGCATCCAGCCGTGCTGAAACCTCGCGGCAGAACAGGCGCTGCTGGTGCGCGTCCACAGTGGTGCTGCGCTCGATGTCGCCCGTGAAAATACGTGTCAGGCGGTCGGCCCAGTCCCAGCCTGCGGCAAAGGTGATGCTGCCTTGTAGCGGGCTTTGCGCCTGCACCTGAAAGATGGCGCGTCCGGGGCGGTCGTGGTTCAGCTGGATGTTTTCAGATACCAGCGGGATTTCTGCGCCGTTTATGGTCAGCCTTTTGTGCAGCTTCATGCGTTGCCCGTTTTGCTATTCTGCCCGCTGTCATAGTCGCCGATGAGGGTGTCCAGCATTTTGAGCGCCTTTTCCATGGCGCTTAGCTCGCGGGGCTTGTCTGCCGTATTCTGGCGGCCTGCTGCGGATTCCGGCGGCGGGGCCACGATGGTGCCGGAGTTTTGCGGCGTCTGTTCCGGCTTGGGCTGCTGGCGGGCTTCGGCACGTTCCGGAACGGATATATGCTCCAGCAGCGAAAAGCTGATGCGCCAGCAACGGCGGTCTTCCTGTTCGGTTACTGTCAATTCGCCTGTAAAGCGCGCCTGCCGCATTCCGGTGGCGTTGGCGGTGCGGTTGGTCACGGTGTACACGCGCCCGTCGCCGCCTGTTTTTGCCTCTGCCATGCGGGTGAGTGCACGCAGATCACGTTCATCGGCAAAGCGGATGTTGGTTGTGACGTCCAGCTTTTTTGCCTTGGTGCCTTTACCAGCCACAGACGTGCTGGAGGTGTCGCCGGATGCGTCTTCGTCCTTAAAGGGCAGTGCCAGACTGGCCACAAGGCCGAAGCCCGGCACGGTGAAGTCGTCAAGTCGCAAAAATGCCATATCAAAGCCCGAAAAGCTGACGGTAAAATTGTACGTTTTCCGCTGTACCGTGCCAGCAGACAGCGGCACAGCATTTATAGGCGGCGTTCACGGGGGCTACAGTGCGGCGCAGCATAACGGGCAGCTCGCCCGCCGAGCCGTGCAGATGCAGCGCGTACCAGCCTGTATCTGCTCCGGCGATGTGCTGGCGCAGCGCCTCAAGCTGCTGGCGGGTGGCAACGGTACGGGCCTGCAGCCTGTCTGCAAAATCCAGCAGACGCCGCGCAGGTGACGCCGCGTTTTTGTCCGTGCCTTCGCACAGGGCCAGCAGACGACCGCTGGCATCTGCGGCACTGCGGCCCAACGCTTCGCGCTGCGGGCTGGCGGGCTGCCATGCGGGATAGAGCGGTGCGTCCGGTATGATGAACTTGCTCTGTTCCAGCTCTGCAAGGGCGGCTGCTCTGCGTTCTGCCTGCCACAGCGACTCCAGCGGCACCACGGTCCGCAGCCGCGCAAGGGATGCGGCAAACCCTGCCTCGTCCGGTGCCGCCACGCACAACAGCACAATATCTGTGGCGGGTGGCGCCCCCTGCAGCCTGTCCGCCACGGCGGTAATGGCCTCGTCCGGAGTAAGGTAGGCGTGCTCTCCGCGTCGTTTGCCCACGGTGTACTGGTACGGGGTTACGACAATGTGCCGGCAGTCCGTAGCCAGCAGGGCGGTTGGCTGCTGCCGGACAGCGGCGAATGCATCCGCAGCCCCGCTATCAGGCAGGCCCAGCGCGGCAAGGCGCGTGCTGCCTCCCGCAATGGTGGTAGCAGCGGCCTGTGCACCGTCCGCCACCACCTGTGCGATGGCATCCAGCGCGGCGGGCGAGCTAAGGCTGGCAGGCTGCCACGCGGCCATTACACAGTCTCCTGCGTGTTGTCGGATGGGGGCAGAGTGTAATGCGGCACAACGGCGGCGATTGCGTCGGCGGCCTGCGCATCGTCCAGTCCCCGCGTTGCTTCCAGCGCATCCTGATAGGCAAGGCGCTGGCCTACCACATGGCCGGATACGGCAACCCATGCCCTGCGGTTGGCAAGGATACGGGCGGCAAGGTCTGCCACGGTCATGCCACGCGCGGCGGCAATGGCCCGAACCAGCGGGGCCGGTGCGTCCGCATCCGCCTGCAGGGCCTCTGCCTCTGCCGCCTGCTGGTCCCATGTCTGGCGTTCCAGCGGAGCGTATTCCGCGGCCAGCGCGGTCAGCATGGCTTCGGCCCCGTCGCGGATTTCCGCCTGTTTTGCCGTGTACAGCTCTGCACGGGTTGGCGCAGGCGGTGCGGCGGGCGTAACAGCTACGGGACAGCCTTTTTCATCGGGCCGGATTATCTGCCCCCGCGCCTGTGCGGCCAGCAGTGCGGCATGGTCTTCGGGGCTGACGGCCACGGCATCGGCAGGGATGGCATGACCGTGAACGGCAGGATGGTAAAATGCGTTTGTTGTAGGGCTGTATTTCATTGCGCGGCCTCCTTAGTAGCCGATGGAAATGTATGAATATGGCATTACAGTTGAACCGGAGTGTTCTCCCTTCAGGGTGAACTTGCCTGCCATCCTGTTGTATACAGCGATGGCGTCGTTGCCGACAGAACCGTAGTCAATGCCGATAACAGCAACGCAAGAAAGATGCGCGTTCGGGTAGGCGATCGGCAGTGTTACCTCTGTGGCGACTCCAGTTGATACAGAACCGGTGCCCCACTGCAGAATCAGCCCGCTGGGCAGCCGTTGCCAGCCGCTTTCGCCCAGACTCTGCGTCCACTCGCTGCGGTCAACCTTGTTGCCGTTAATGGCGCTGACCTGTGCGGCAAGAGCCTGCATGTCCACCTGTGCGGTATTTACAGCCACATCAAAGGCTTTGATGCAGGGCAGCAGATAACTGGTTTTCGGGCGGTTTTCTTCGGCTGTGGGGACCACGCGGGAAGCGTCGAAAATGACGCGGTCAGCCCCTACATATACATTCTGGACGATGTTCTCCACGCGTCCCGCAAGGTCCTCTTGGTGCACCAGAAATGCGCCGGAGGCGGCTGCCGTGTCTCTGAGGCTGGGTAACAGCGCATTGGGGGATGTGCTGGACTTCAGCTCACCCGTAATATTCCGTATGGCATCACCGGCCCAGTCGCCTGCCGCTTTACCTGCCGCACCATTCTGCGCGGCCGAGAAGTAGTGCCGATAACACGGCAGAATGATATGCGTATCCGTCAGGCAGTACTTGCCGCAGGAGCCTTCCTGTGCAGCGGCCTCTGCGTCCCATTCCGCCTCTGTGGCCAGATAGCCCCCGCAGCTGCGCACCCATGCTGTCAACTGAGGGTACACCTCCAATGCGAATTTCTGCTTTACGTTTACAGGAACGGTGCCGGGCAGCGGTGTGCCGGTGGTGGAAAACAGCAATGTGCCTACGGGCATGGAACTGATGGATTTAAGCTGCTCTGCCAGTTCTTCCGGCGTGACAAAGCGCTGTTCTTCGTTTTTCGGGCGCTTGTCTGTAACGCTGCCGTCAGATTCGATACGGGCTATGTGCACGCAATAGTGCGGCGTGTGGTGCGGGGCAGGTTCCACATAATCAGGGCAGGGAGCATCTACGGCCACAAATTGCGGCTCTGTTTTGGTCACCACATCAGAACCTTGCGGTGCCATGCATACGTCCAGATACACGTCACACGGGGTGCTTTCCGGCTGAACAGGCGTATGTTCTGCCAGTTCTGTGCGGATACCCTCCACATAGGCAACGCCAGCCAGCAGGCTGTATGTTCCGGCGCTTTTTTTCAGCAGCCAGCCATCGGCAAAGAAGCAGGCCCGCCCGTAAATATCGCGGTTGCTCAGGCGTTCGCGGGTATCAATGCCTTTTAAGCGTACCGTAAAATCCAGCTGCCATACGGCGGCTTCCACGGTTATCTGCGTCAGCTCGCGCACGCCGGTAAATTCCAGCATAAAGTTGCGCGTCAGGTTGTTGCCCTGCGTGTTGGTGGCAGGGTTGGTATTACGTTTTTCCAGCGCGGGAAATGTGGCCACGGCCACCAGCGTATTGTGCTGGCTGCAGAACAGGCCCTGCCAGTTAAAGGTAAAAGGCCCCACGTCAGACCCCAGCAGGGCGGAGTACACGACCTGATTCGGGCTTACGAATGCGCGGTACTCCTGCGGTATGTCGTACTGATACACAACGTGATCGACGGGTACCGTCTGCGCGGGATCGACCGGCGCGGTGTGGTCCTGCTCCGGCACGTTGGCAAAGATGAACCTGTCTATGGTCAGGGCTGCGCCCTCCGCCTGCAGGCGGGCTATCAGGGCTTCGCCTGCCAGTGTCAAAGCTACGCTCATGCTATGGCCTCCACGGTATGGTGGCTGTGGTTAAAGGAACCGGCGCGTATGGCCACACGGGCTGCTGTCAGCGGGTTGCGACCTGCGCAAACGGTATTGTGGTTGTTGTCAAAGGTTGCGGCTGCAATGCGTACAGCCTGCGTGATGCGCGAAATAAAGCGGTACCGCCTGCAGGTGCGTCCGTATTCCTGCACGATGATTTCCAGCACATTCTGCTGGTCCGGAAAGGCGGCATCGTCCACCACCACGCCGATGATGTCCCAGTCCTGCCCGTCCACGCGTTCTTCCAGCTGCACGGCTCCCAGTTCCAGCCGTTTAAAAATGCGTCGCCAGCCTTCCACGCTGCCTGCATCGCGGGCGTTGGCATAGGCGTGGTTCACCCGCAGGCGGTACAGACGTTCCGGTTCGCCTGCATAGGGGGTGACGTTGCGCTGCCATGCCAGCAAATCCAGCACACGCAGGCTGCATGTCATGGGGGCAAGCTGACGTG